GAATTAAAGCACAAATATCACCCTGAGACTAAATAGTATCACTATTGATCGGGGTGCATATGAAACAATGTCCTGCGTGTGGTGTTATTATTGAAGATGGTGTTGCTAAATTTTCTTTTGGGAAGCCAGGAGATTTAGAGTATCTAGCAAAGCGAGTATGTCAGTATCGTAAAGTTGATGCTCCCTGTGCAAATCCATGCTATGATGAAGAAGCAAGCTATCCCCCAGGATACGATGAAAACCCTTATTTTAATTTCCCATCATGACTACTGAAAATGAACAGATTGAAATTGAACTAGATGATAAGACTGCTGCCATTGCTCACATCCTGGCGGAAGAAAAAGGTATCTCAGTAGACCAATACATTACAGAACTTCTAACAGAAGCTATGGAAAATGGTTACTTTGATCGACCAGAAAATGTCACTACAGATGATTCACTAGTATAATGCAACTATACTTTTTACTATTCGCAACAGTGTTTATTTATGTTTGCGTTAGCGATCCAAATGTATTAGATTGGATTGCCATAAAGGTAAACCATTTTCTAGTATATTTGCAATTGCGATACATCAAATTTCTATGGATGTTTAAGAAATTTTAATTTTCTGGAGGGCTTGACAGCCCTCCTTTTTTCTGCTATACTACGAAGGCAAACCAAGGTCCTATGAAAGTCACGATTTACAGCAAAGAAAATTGTCCCTATTGCGAAAAGGTTAAAAAAGTTTTTGAGCTACTTGAGGTTCAATTTGTCGAGTACAAACTAGATACTGATTTTACTAGAGTAAACTTTATTCAAGAATTTGGAGAAGGTTCCACCTTTCCACGAGTTGTTATTGGCGACAAGCTAATCGGTGGAGCTTCTGATACCATTCAATACCTAAAGGAAAACAATCTACTATGAGTGAAATCGCAGCTTTTATCGACACAGTTATTGATAACTTTGTCGTAACTCGTAAAAAGCCAAAGGCTAGCTTTACTCAATTCCTAAAGTCTCAAGATATTGATCGTAGGACGATCAACGATTTTGTAGATAACAAACTCAGTTTTGTTACTGATCAGATTGAAGAACTATCTATTGCACTAGATGGTGATGATGAAGTAATCAAAGAAGGCTATGGTAACTTTCGTCGTCCAGAGCTTCGTGACTTCAAAGAACTCCTCAATCAGATTGTAGATGATCTTTATGCATACAAAAGTGCTAAAAAGATTACTCGTAAGAAACGTCGAGTTACTCCAGAAAAACTAGTTCGACTCGTCACATTATACGACAAAGAACTTGTATTTGGAAATGATACCTACAAGCCACATTCGCCAACAGAAATCATTGGTTCAAAACATGTGTTCTTGTACAATGTCGAGAAGCGAGAACTCTGTTATTACACTGGGCGATCACTAACAGTTCGACGCACTATGGTAGATGGGTTTGATCCTGATAAGTCCTGGGTCCGAACTCTCAGGAAGCCAGAAGAGTTTCTATCTGAAGTAATCTCATCTACTAAATTTAATGTGGAAACTATTGGGAATCATTTGACTACTAAACCAAAGACTCCAACTGGACGAATGACTTCCAAACACATTCTCATCAAGGTTATTACATGACTGAAAAGTTACTAAATAAAAATGTAAGAGCAATGATAAGTGGGAGGAAAAAAGACTTGCAAAAGCCTGACTTCCACTTCGATAAATTAGTTTCCTTTTTCAAAAGAAACTACAGGGTGGAAGTCAAGATCTTCATAGAAGATATACAAGACTAAAACTCTAAAGGAAAAATCAATGGAAAATCTATTACTTTTGCTTACTGTATTTGCAGTAGGATTTGTTTTAATAGGCTTATCATTTTTAGTTGGTATTGTTTTTGGATGGTTCGCAAACGAATATTTTAATCCAATTTCATCACATGCAACTGGTCATCCAGAAATGTATGACGAAAATGGAAACTACATTACCGAAGAATTAATTGCTGTACGTTTCGAGGAAGAAGACGACGAAGACGACGAAGAGGATTAATTTATGATACTGGTCGATATGAATCAGTGTATGATTAGTAATTTGATGATGCAAACTAGACTGAGTGACGGACTAGATGAAAATATGGTTCGTCACATGGTACTTACATCTCTCAAATCATACAAGAAAAAATTTCATGCAGAGTATGGAAATCTAGTTCTTTGCTACGATAGTAAACACTATTGGCGAAAAGAAGTTTTTCCATACTATAAACAAAACAGAAAAAAAGATAGAGAGAAATCTGTATTTGATTGGTCTCAGATCTTTGAAATCTTGAATAAAATTCGGGATGAAATCAGAGAAAATTTTCCATACGTTGTATTGGAAATTTATGGGGCCGAGGCAGATGACATTATTGCAACTCTATCGAAGTACGTTACCGTACAAAATATCAAAAAGCAAAAAGAAAATTTAAAAACCGAAAAGGTTTTAATTCTATCAGGTGATAAGGACTTCATTCAATTATCGAAGTATCCCTGTGTAACCCAATACAATCCTGTTCAAAAAAAGTATGTTAACGATGGGATCAATCCTAAGTTATACATCAAAGAACATGTGATTAAAGGTGATAGATCAGATGGTATTCCAAATTTTCTATCTGAATCCGATACCTTTGTCTCTGGTAAACGGCAAAAACCTATTAGCAAAAAGAACATTGCGAAATGGATTAATGCTGAGCCAGAAAGTTATTGCAATGAACAACAATTAATTAACTATCATCGCAATCAAAAACTTATAGATTTAGCCTGTATCCCATCTGAAATAGAGGATAAAATTATCTCGGAGTATAACTTGTTAAATAGTCATACACCAAATAAAATTTCAATGAATTACTTCATTGAAAACAGGTTAGCATCATTATTAAATGAATTGGAGGATTTTTAACTCATGGCTGAACTACCAGTAGAACGACTTCTACTTTCTGAAGTCCTACAAAAAATATCAAACGCAAAAACAAAAAAGGAAAAAATTGATCTGCTTCACAAGTATAAAACTGCAGCACTTCAATCCATCCTAATTTGGAACTTCGATGAAAGTGTTATTACACTTCTTCCCTCAGGTGAAGTTCCATACACACCAAACGAAGCTCCAGTAGATACCGAGCATACTCGCCTTCTACATGAATATCGAATTCTGTATAACTTTGTCAAGGGTGGTAATGATGGTCTTGCAAACAACAAGCGAGAGACCATGTTTATCCAACTACTAGAAAGTCTTCATCAGGATGAAGCTAAAGTTCTCTGCATGGTAAAGGATAAAACTCTAGGTAAGAAATATAAAATTACCAGAGCTTGCATCGAGGAAGCCTATCCAGAGATTAAGTGGGGAAATAGGTCGTGACATGTGTAAAATCGTACATCAGGATTGTAATAGAGAACTAGCTAAAGATAAGTCGTTACCACTCAATTCATATCTCGTCACCTATGAGGTTGACAACCAGACAAGGTATGATATAATAGTGTGTAACAAGCGGGCACAGATCTTCGACATGTACTGGGACAAGTACCGAGAAGGTCTGAAAGACATCCGCTGGACTGATGGAAAAGTCAACCCCAAACTATGGGGAGTTCAACCAAAAGAACCCAAAAAGAAAAAGTAATTATGAATGCAATTTATTCTGAATGGAATCCAAAACTGATGGAGGTCTTTTCTCCTAAAGAATTAATTATTTTGGAAAATATTTTGATGTATATTCAATATGAAAATAACATTGCATACCAAGATAGTATCTATGAAACTACACGAGATAGTAATGAAGAATCTGCAAATCTTGATTCTATTCCTGGTGAAGATCGTGAAGTTCAAGAATATCAAATTATTAATGATATTCAACGGAAACTTATAATTATTCATGAATCAATGATTGGAGAAGTTCCAGAAAATTTATTCACTGAACCAAAATATTCATCAAACATGAGTAATCAATTTCGCCAAGCTATTGGAGGTTAATTATGAGCAATGTTTTTTTGATTTCATTAAGCCAAGGTGCAGGCAAGCTGGAAGGTAAGTCTGCCCAGGAAGTGATTACTTATACTGCTCGTGTAAGTAATCCAGCAAACCAAGAAAAATTTGATACTGCTGCTGGACTTCTTCGCTATTGTATTCGTGAAAACCACTGGAGTATTTTTGAGCAAGCTGA